CGATATTATCTATGTTTGACAAAGAAAAGTTTAATACATATGATTACGTTGAATATAGTGGTAATAAATTAATCATTACACGTAATCCATTTGGGTTTATTAACGATAAACAAACCAAAAAGAAAGCAGAAGGGGGCGGTGCGAAAAAGAAAGAGAAATCGGATACATCGAATGTTGCGGAAAAAGATGAAAGTGGTTCTGAAGAATTCAATCAACATTTAATGGCGCAAGCAAATGGTCGCGAATTTTCTGGGTTAGACGAACCATCTTACGTATGGGGAGGTAATGTGTTTGATAAATATAGTGGGGTTAAGTTAGATGATACTGGAAATATTTCGGATACTGATTTCTTGAGAACTATTATTCGCATTTTATCTAAGAATGAAATCGATGTTATGGAAGGAGCAATTAAAGTTGATTATAACAAAGCTTTACCCGATGACCCAGAGTCATTTCAAGAAATATTTGTGAATCAAGATACAGTATCTATTAAAAATGAAAATTTATTTAAAAAACGTATATTGGGATTAACTTCTTATTTTAGAAGTGCTCAAGAAAAGTTATTGCCAAGTTTTGTTAAAGCTGAAGATGGAGGCAATTACCATTTGGTTGAAAGCGAAATGAGTCAATATCAATTTGATACATACGAAAAAATCCGAAAGGACGAATATGAACAAGAAAAAAAATCCAAGAAAAATGCGAAAAAGAAACAAAATGAAGAAGATATGTATAATGTATCATCTACCTATCGTATTTTTTCAAGAGCTGCTTGCAACTTTGCATTTCCAAAACCACCAGGCCGACCTATGCCCGATAAAAAGGGTGAAAAGGATATTGACGAAAGTGAGTTTGATGCAATTCCTGCAGATTTCTTACAAGAAACCAATGATTTTGCTGACTTAGAAGACCAAGATACATTAAAGGGCGAATCCGAGCCGACGATTGAATATACTCAACGCATTCAATTAGCTTTGAAATTTTTAAAAGATAATGCATCGGAATATTTATTACCTGATGCTTTGGAAATATATAGTCCGAAATTCTTACAAATATTGGAGAACCTACAAGATCCTGAAAACGAAGGATTGCATCTAATTTATAGTAATTTCAGAACAATTGAAGGTGTTGGCATTTTAAAATTAATCTTAGAGGCGAATGGATTTGCACAATTTAAAATTCAAAAGAAAACAACTGGTGATTGGGAAATCATTCTATCTGATGAAGATATAAAAAAACCCAAATTTTTTCTATATACAGGTACCGAAACTGCAGAAGAAAAGGAAATTTTAAGGAATATTTACAATAGTCAATGGGGATTTGTTCCTGGTTCAATTGTCGATAAATTAAAAGAGACCGCGGAAAACAATTATATGGGCGAAATTGTTAAAATTATGATGATTACTTCATCTGGTGCCGAAGGTATTAATTTACGAAATACTCGATTTGTTCATATAGTAGAACCATATTGGCATATGGTGCGTTTAGAACAGGTAATTGGACGTGCGCGTCGTATTTGCAGTCATGAAGATTTACCAGAAGAATTGAGAACCGTTAAAGTATTTTTGTATATGACAACTCTCAGCGAAGAACAAAGTACAAACGAGAAAAACAAAGAACTCATAATTCGCGATGTAAGTCGTATCGATAAAAAAACTCCATTAACTACAGATGAATATCTTTACGAAATTGCTAGAATTAAAAATAACATTAATCAACAGTTATTAAAGGCGGTTAAAGAGAGTTCAATTGATTGTAGCTTACATACTGCGGGTAGTAATGAGAACCTGGTATGTTATGGATATGGTAAAGTAGAATCCAATCAATTTGGTTCCTACCCAACACTTCAAGAGGATAAAAATCAAAAAGATGAAATGAATGTAGCAGTTAAAAAGTTAACGTTGGTTAAAATTACAGTAGAAGGAACGGATTATGCATACGACAAAGCTAATAATGTCGTATATGACATGGAAAGTTATAAGAGATCCAAACAAACCGGAGAAACCTTGATATATGTTGGCAAAATCGTAAAACAAGGACGTAAAAATGTAGTTGATACGACTGCACCTATGTAATAAAATTGATTTATTTTATATTGAATACTATACAAATACAATATAAAATGGAAACACTTATGTTTGTAGAAAGGCTTGAAAATAATGGCAGAATGGTTGTAGATTTTCAATTGAATAAATATAATTATCATTACGCACCACAAGGTATAATAAGAATAGCGAGGTTTGAAGGAAGCTTCAACCCATCTAATAATAGAGGATATTATGGGGATATATATATGAAACGGTTCATACGAAAATGGAAAAACAAGACATTAGATAACAACCAAAGAAAAAAGGATATATCTATGGCACGTATTCTGTTAGATAAAAAAACATTGTATGATATGAAAACACATATTGCGAGTTTTCTTTGATTCCTATTTACAAAAAAAATGTATAAAAACAACGAAAAACGGGTATTTTTTGAATCAAGTTCTCCATAGTAAAAAAAGTAGGGTCTATTATTAATAGAATTTTTTTGGAAATGGACATTTTTAAAAATGTCCTTTTTTTATTTTATGAAAATACTTTTCAAACCCCATTTTTCGGAAAATCGCAAAAAACGTGTTCTTATCATAATGCTGTAAAAATGAAAATAGAAATTTTGGTACCTTAGCATAAAGTTTTTCAGTCTTGCAAGATTTTTGGAGAAATCGGGAACCAAAAATCTAAATATAGTATAAAATGGATGAAATTTTTGGGACAAAAATTGAGGTGAAAAATGGGGACATTTCACCTCCTTACGATAAATGCAGTGTTTTTGTATGCACTAATGACCCAAAAAAAATATTTTTGCAAGATCTTGTGGAGAAAAATGGAGAAAATGCAACCAAAAATGGTTCCCGATTTCTCCACAAAATCTTGCAATGCCATTATTGCAGTTTCAATACTTCAAATAAACATAATTTTGAAAAACACCTGTCAACGAAGAAACACATAAGTAATTTAGGAAAATCTCAATCAAATTTGGCCGATATTTTGGATGATGAAACTGAAAGTTCTCCTCCAACACAACAAGAATTCGAATTGTATTGTAGTTGTTGTAAAGTCGGGTTTATAAGTAATAAAGATTTAGAAAGACATTTGTCTACAAAGAAACATTTAATCAAAGCAGGGAATGTAGCTATATTAAATACCTTTAATTGTGATGTATGTATGGTATCATTCAGTAAATCATATTTATTAAATAAGCATTTACAGAGCAAAATTCATAAAACAAAGATATCGTCTGAAGTGAAAGAAGAACCCGGCGAATCGGTCATCGCAGAAGTTTCGGTACTCAACGATGATGTTAATCATACAACAAGTGATACAAAACCATATATTGAGATCATAAACAAGTTGTTATCGGAGAACAAAGAAATGCGCAATTTTTTTGTAGATCAGAATCAAGAAATGATGAAAATGATTCACGAACAAAGTAGTAAGTTAATAGAATATTCCAAACCGAATACTACAAATACAATGACAAATAATTTTAATACAAATAATAATACAATTCATGGTAATATTAATAACAATAAGTTTAATATCAATGTATTTTTGAATGAGCACTGTAAAGATGCTATGAATTTGCCAGATTTTATTGATAACATTGAAGTATCCCATAATGATTTGGAGAACAATGGACAATTAGGTTTTGTAGCAGGTATTTCTAAGATTATTTTGGATAATTTGAAACAATTAAGTGTGTATGAACGACCAATTCATTGTACTGATATCAAACGTGAGACTTTATATGTGAAATATGATAATAAATGGACCAAAGACGAATCATTTGATAAATTAAATGAAGCAATACGTGATGTATCATACAAAAGTATCGGAGTATTGAATGAATGGAAAGAATCTAATCCAGAATACAAAGACATTAATTCTGAGTTCTCCGATAAATGCATGGCAATGACTAAAAATACATTAGCAGGTTATGATCGAGATGCATATTATTCTAAGGTAATACGTATAATATCAAAGGAGACGTCGATCGATAAAACCGATAAATAATTTGTCTAACTAGAATATATAATGACAAGTATCAAACTTACAGATACTGAACATGTTCCTGTAAGATATTTACCAAAGATATTAACCAATAAAGATAGAAAACAACAAACCAAAAATTTGATAAAATCCAGAAAATTATATAAAAAAAACCAATATTTCAAGCGTCCCACAATTAAATCATTCAAATCGAGACGTTCTCGGCATTTAGCGAATGCTCAAGAATTATATAATGTAGAAAATGTATATCCAAATGCCGAATTAGCAAAAAAAACACAGTGTAAATTAAGTTCTCTCAAAAAAATAGTTAAAAAAGGTGAAGGTGCGTATTATAGTTCAGGTTCTCGACCAAATCAAACATCGCAATCGTGGGGGCGCGCTAGATTGGCTTCCGCATTAACTGGCGGAAACGCGTCTATAGTTGATTACGATATATTATATCATGGTTGTAAACCGAATAGTATGGCGTTAAAATTAGCTACAAAAACGTGTAAAAAACAAAAAAAATGTAAAAAATATACTATAAAAAATACAAATATTTCGCTAAATAAATAGTTTTATTGTAAAAAATATAAACAAAATATTAGAATATTGTTTATATTAAACGCACCTTATTTTGAATAATGATTTCTGCAAATTCAGAACAAAGGGTGTTAGAAATACAAAGTGTACAAGTATCACCAATTCGCAATATGATTACTGCGTTAAAAGACGTATTAACTGATGCTTCTATAACATTCACAAAACAAGGTATGAAAATTATTAATTTTGATAAAACACATACGATATTGGTTAATGTAATGCTTCATGCAGATAAGTTTGAATATTATAGATGTGATCCTGATAAAATAATTGTATGTGCCAATACATTACATTTGTTTAAAGTAATATCAACCATGTCCAATGACGATACACTGTCTATTTATATTGATAATGCAGATTACCACGATGGTGTTGTATCACATTTAGGATTACAATATGATAATGGAGATATTAAACAATGTTATAGTCAAAAATTGCGTTTGATTGAACCAGATACAGAAGAATTAGTCATCCCAGACGTGGAATATTCAACTGTTATAAACATGCCTACTACTGACTTCCAAAAAATCATACGTGATTTGAATGGTATTTCAGATAGAATCGAAATCAAATCTGTCGGAAATGATTTAATTTTTTCATGCGAGGGTAATTTCGCGACTTCGCGTATTTTCCGTTCTGAATCAGATGGAAATATGGAATTTGTGAATAAACCAGATGCGTCTGTTATAATTCAAGGCGAATTTTCATTAAAAAGTCTAAGTCATTTTATTAAATGTACACCATTGTGCAGTCATTTGGAAATGTATTTAGGAAATGATTTGCCGCTAATTATAAAATATGATGTAGCATCATTGGGATCTATTTCGTTGGTATTAGCTGCATTACCTCCATCGTAATTGTGAAAAATTTGGTAATTATTGTGAATAATATAATTATCAAAAAAATTAGAAATCTTCTGGAACATCTATAACATATCTCAATTGTTCTTTATAATATTGCGAATTAACGTTCCATTCCCTTTTCATATTTGGATTTATTTTACATATGTCAATAATATATTGGGCTGCAGCTGCAGATTCTTCTTGTTTGTAATAATAAGTTATAACATAGAAGTGAAATGCAATTTGAAAATGTATATCTTCTCCAACATGAACATTATATGATTTAAATTGGTCTAATAATATTTTACCGCAATCATAACATTCTTTTTGATATCCATAGTCAAAATATTTTTTAAAAA